AGTCCAACATCAGTATCTACTGGACCAAGCGGCATGGTAGTGTCTATTAAAGGCTATACAGGAACATTATATCAATTTGCAGGTGCAGTAGGTGCTGGTTGGGAAGTAGGTGCAAACCTTTCTGACAGCTCACCAAAATCTTCTGTTGCGTTAATATCAGGCGCAGGCGGCAGTGGTATTAATCAGGCAATTTTAAACAGTGCAGGAACACTTTCTGCAAACACTATTCAAACTGGTTCATATGCAGGATCGGGCTTGTATCCTTCACCAGCAACGGCTGGTATGATTATCTTTGACAGTAGCAACAGCCATTTCTATGGTTATAACGGTACTGTTTGGAAACAGTTAGATAATTAAAATCTATTATAAATTTAACGTGTGTTGTGACTAATAAATAGAGTTATGATACACGGACAAATTTATATAGATTTAGAAAAACACGTAGACTTAACAGGGTTTGATTCTTTACATTTAGAAATTTCTAGGGGAATAGCTCTTGCTAGAGATTTTGCATATGATGGACTACAATCAGTACCTAATGGCACTATGCATCCTCATGCACAAGGTTATAAAGTTAATCCATTGTTTGAAGTAACTGATAATTGGAAAGCATTGCCAGATGATGATCCATTTAAAATAGCAGGAAAAGATCTAACATATAATCAATTAACTGACTATTTAAAAAATGCCTACGGAGCATATGACTACTATCGTCTCTTTCAATTGATTAATGAAGATGGAGTTAATGAGAACGTCACTAAACATTTTCCAGGGTTATTAAAATGGGTGCAGGGATTTGTCACATCTGGAATTTTAAAAAATTTGCATAGCGTAAATTTAATATCAGTAGATGCAGGCGGCATTCCGTGGGAACATTACGATCCAGCTGACGGCTACGAAACTCCCGGGTTCTTACCAGAATTTATTCATGTAAAAACTGATACTGATAGACCATTTTATATACTCAATCCAGAAACGGGCGAACGTACTTTTATGAATACTAGGGTAGCCTATTGGAATGAAAGAGATTGGCATGGCGGATTACCTATTTGGCGCCCTACTTATACCTTACGAATAAACGGATATTTTACAGACGAATTTAAACGTAAAACAGGAATGATAGTGTAAGATGACTTACAAAATTGAAAATCTATTTCCGACCCCTATATATAGTTGTTTTTTAGAAAACAAAGATGCTGTAGAAACAGAAATGTCTAATGCATTAGTTAATGTTCAATATGATGATTCTGTTAATTATTATCAATGGGGCAAAACTTTTGAAACTACAAGTGTCGAAGCCGACATACTTTCTGAAAAGCAAATGAATAATCTAGCACAGGCAATTGATCAACATCTTGAACAATACTGTAAAGAAATTGGATTTCAAAAAAGAGAATATAAAAGAAAGTCGTGGATCGTTAAAAATTCAACTGGTGGACATACGCATATACATAGTCACGGAGAATATGACATCGCTGGGTGCTACTATTTTCAAACTACTGGAAATGATGGTGATATATTTTTTGAGACTCCAGTGAGCCCAGCAGTGTCATCATTGTGTTATCAAAAATTTACAACGCGACACGAGCATAAGCCAGAGGTTGGTAAATTATTATTATTCCCTGGATGGCTAGCACACGGTGTTAAAACAAACACCGTAAATTCAGACAGAATTAGCCTAGCATTTATGATTGCTTTTGTAAGAAATTAAGGTAGTTCGTCAATAACAATATATTGGCCAGTAATTCCTTGGTTGGCTGCTGCCTGTTCTACTAGTTGTTTCCATTCATCTGTAGCATCGTGTCTAGCAATAATCATATGCATACGATCTTCATTACTGTTGTTAATTACAGAATGATGATAGTGTAGATTCATAGCATACACTCCTCCGGGTTCCATAATTAATTCTTCACCGTCACCCCATATCCATTTACAACCTAATGGATTATTAAGAGCAACATTGATATTCTCAATCAGCTTTATACTACTATCGCTGTGTAAGGCAATTTTCCCGCCAGCACGTAGCAACATAAATCTAACACGGCCGTACTTATTAGAAGGAAATACTTCTTTTAACCATTTAGTTGTTATAGGGCATAGGTCTGCAATTTCTGTCCAGTGCATATCATTGCTAGCATCTTTACCTTTCTTATATCCATACACGTCATAATTCTCATGTTTATTCCAGCCAAGCCCGTGTATAGTTAAACTTTCCCACCCATGCGAATCTTCATCGCCTCTGTGAGGACTAAATTTATCAAGTAATGCAAATGCCTCAGCACACATTTCTTTATAGGGTAGTGCTATATCTAATTTTAAATAGCGACCGTCTGAGTGATAGTATTCTTTCATCAGTTGACTCCTAGTGGACGTTCACTGTTATGTTTCCAGTCAAGTTCGTGCCAACTAGGTATTTTTAAATCTGTAATATCAGTATAAGAAAAATTACTAACTTTATCTATACGTTGCTCAATTTTAGATTTCCAGAATCCGTCGGCTGCTCTTGATGTAATCAACAGCGTTATGTTAGGATCTTTATTTTTAAGTTTTTGGAGTAAATTATTTTCTGCACTGATTCGATATTTTAAACTAGTAGTAGCAATAAATGGACTATGATTGTACAGGTCGCTCAGATTAAGTAATGTTTTCTTACCCGGCTCTAGCCAATCAAAATTATAAGATGCTGTGTAGTCTATAAGGATATAATCATAGGTTAAACTTTTGACCTTGCTCCATAATGAATCCCAATCGTCGATCGTGGTTAAAAACTTTTGCCACTGTTCTTTTATTTGATCTTTATATGAAGGGGGAATGTGCGGAGGATTGTTGGGCAACATAGGTTTATGAGTCCAATAGAATTCATCGTAGTCTTTGCCGTCCCATTCTTCGACCATCTTTCTCATAAACATTAAACAGTTATAGTTGATGTCTGTAAAGATAACTTTGGTATTGTTTGAGAATCCTACTGTTTCTAAATTTTTAATCCAATTAAATCCAATGCCTACACTAGCGTACTGTTCAACAGGTCCGTCAAACGGTAAGTCCTTACGCAGTTGATCAGAATTCCAGCCAGCAAAGAAATTCATTCCAAAAAATTGTAATTGTTTTATATCTGCTAGATGTCGTAAAAACACGTGGTCATATTCATAATATAGATATTTTTTGCTGTCACGAATTCTTTGATTCAATGTTAGTAGTTTTTTATCATGTTCTAATGCAACATTTAAAATGTTCCATCCATGTAGCTTAACAGAATATGTTTTAAGCTCAGTGCCCTTAGACATCCATACTGGGATCTCCGGATCACCATACAGGCATTCTTTACTACGAATAGGTGCAATTTGTTGGTACTCTACCCACTCTTCTTGCCCTACACTAGGGCAACCAATTTCTTTATACTGTTCTAGATTAATTATATAAAATTGTTGATGTAATTCAAAACAGGCATTTTTCTTATAGTAGGGATGATCGCCTCTATCGAGTATGTGGCCGGCTATAAAGAAATCTTCTTTGCATTGATCTTCTACAGCATCAAACAGTCTATCTGACAAACCTAAACTAGTGCCCGATGAAATAACTATAGCGTGAGTATAATCTTCAGTTGCTACAGATTGAAGCAAGTCATCTTCGTCTTTACTAATAAAAATATCATAGCCATGTAGATCAAACCGATTTATAAGAAAGTCAGATAAATTATTGCAAACAGTTGTAGCTTCTGTACTTTGGCAGTTATCTGAAACATCCAAAATACAAAACACAATTGGTTGTTTCTTATCGGTTCGAAACTTCATTACCATGTTATTTTCCTATCATAAATACGTTTGTCTACAGTTATATATCTTTATTAAAATGTAGCATAATTAAATTAGAGAATACTCAATGAAACATCATATACACGAAAACGGCTGGGCAATTATAGTTGATGATTTTGATTTAAGAACAGCAACTAAAGATGATATCAAACAGGCATCGGATCTATTAAAAGCCAGCACACTAATTGTTTTTAGAAATCAATCGCTAACAGTGAAAGATCAATTAGACGTTGGATATATGTTTGGCAACGTTACTACTGAGTATGCTCCGGGGCAAGATGAATTTGAAAATGAAACTGCTGATTTAGTTAACGATCCAAATGGACATATTACAAGAGTAACTGGTTCTCTTAATGAACATGGTAAGCCAGGAACAGCAGGCTACGTAGACGACATGGAATGGCACAATAACCAACCGCATCTTCTCAACAGCAATCACGGGCTACAACGAGGACCACTAGTATGGTTATACGGAGTAACTGGTACAGCAGGATCAAGAACCAGCTATACTAACAGCGTACTAGGATATAATGACCTCGATCAGACCACTAAGGATCAGATTAAAGATCTTAAAGGAATCTATTATGCTACGGCAGACTTTAGAGGTCCTATAGCAGGCGGAATTGAGATTGATCCAAATCCAGTATTACAAAATGTAGTTATACCGCATCCTAGTGGTAAACTTGGAATTTATCATTCTTTTTATCAATTAGAAAGATATGACGGAATGACCAGAGAAGAAAGTCTAGCTATAGCTAAACCATTGCATGATCATTTAATACAGGACAAATATTGTTACCACCACGATTGGCAAGACGGTGATGTAGTAATTGGAGACCAATGGTTTGGAATACACAAACGTTGGGCTTTTGAAAAAATAAGAGACCGCTTACTACACAGAATGGTCTTTGGATACGTTGATTAAATTTTAGGTACAGAATCTAGTTGTTGCAGGAAAACATTGGTATTCAATCTCCAAAATGTTTGTAAATGCCCGCGATATTCTTTTTCAAAGGCTCTAGTTAATACACCTGTCTTTTCTAGACTAGGACCCCATATAGTATGTACTAGTCGCTGTGTCCCTACTTCGCTAGGGTGACTAGTTATATACAGATCTTCCCAAGGTGGCGCCCAAGCTATACACGCTGGCATTAGATACTGTGCTGTAACATGCTGATGCGTTATAATTTGATTTCTAGTGCGTAGCGTGTTTAATGGTAGCAGATCAGATAGTACACATGTTCTAGCACAGATACGATAGCCTTCTTCCATGCTGTGTGCCGCAACGCTTCCCACAGCACGATCGTTGTAATAAAGAATCCATACCTGCCAATGCTTTTCGTTTTTAAAACAATCTATCATTGCCTTTTGACTTGAGTTGTTTACAAATCCTCTACGGCCAGCATCTGCATAAAATTCAGATAGATCCAAATCAGATGACCAAGGAATTATTTTATACATTCTTTTACTCGTTCAATAAAATCTGTTGGATAGTTTGTATTAAAACTTGCCCAGCATAGTTGATCCATTACTGCCCATGGTTGAGGTTTGTTCCATTCAATTCCTAGCGTGTCTAAATGTTTTCGCATTTCATCTTGTCTAGTAGAATAGATATGACTTTCAACATCTTGTATACTAATATTAGATTCGGTATTTTTGTAAGTAAAGAAATAGTTGATACTTTTTAGTTTGCCATCTACTACAAAGTAACTGCTAGGATGCATACTGTACTTGTGCCATCCTAATTGTTTATGTGTCTTAATGATGTCAAGCATCTGATCTTGCCAATCGGGTAGCACACTGTCATAGTTTGCTATATCACATCCTGCTTGCTCCCAAAAGTCAGGTCCGTCTATTTCTAAATATAACTTTCTAGCATCTAAATCTATGTTCTTAATTGTAGGAACCAGATGTGGATATGCATTACGCATTTGAGTCAAATAGTTTACTTCGCGCAACCACTTCTCTTCCATTTTAGCAGGATCAACTACTTGGTTCTTATCTTTATGATATTCAGTATCATTATGGTACCATTGAACAAAAACTTTTTTATCGTGGCTGATTAAACTAGTGTAAATAAGATTGTTCCGACAAAGCCCCTGACCAGGAACATTATTGTAGTAGTATTCGTAATTCATATAACTAATTATCTATAAATTTATAACCAAAAAAATAATATGCTAAATCAAACACTATCCTTATGTGAAACATGTTATCGTCACATACCAGCTGAACGATTTGAAAAGGATGGAAAAATGATGTTGGGCAAAACTTGCCCGAAGCACGGATACCAAGAAGCAATACTAGATATTAACACAAATTTCTATAAAGGTCAACAATATCAAAGACGTAGGCCAAGTTCATATTGGTTAGACATTACCAATCGCTGTAACTTAGACTGCCCGCATTGTTATCAAATGCCCGATAATAACAGCAAGGATCCTAGTATAGATTATTTGCTATCTGAAGTGTTGAGCTGGCCAGACAATGGATTGCCAGTTAGTTTAGTTGGTGCTGAACCCACTGTGCGTAGAGACTTGCCTGAACTAGTTCGAGCTATACACAACTTGCCCATCAAGCGTAGAAATGTTATAATCGTTACAAATGGAGTGTATCTAGCCAAATGGGATTATGTAAGTCGTTTTGAAGGATTACCAAATTTAAAATGGACATTTGGACTTAATCATCCTGACTACAATGGCGGACAGATACGTACTAAGCAGATGGAAGGATTAGAAAACTGTATTAAGCTAGGATTAGATGTTAAGACACTGACCTATACATTAGCCAATTTAGAACAGCTAACAGATGTAATGCACGAAGTACAAAAGTTTAAGATCAATGCTAGAATACAATTAGGTGTTGAGATTGGCCGCGTGCCAGAGGGTGACTTCAAAGAACTATACTTGTCTGAGTTAGTTGCAGTTGCCGAACAGTTTTGTCAAGACAATAGATGGACATGGGAGCCTGATCCCGTAGGCGGTAATCGCACACACTATGCTGTGCGTATAAATGGAATTGAACATAAATTTATTAAATGGTGTGATGTGAGGACTATCGATTTAGAGGAAGTACAAAGTGAATCGTGGGCTAGCATAGTTCCAGGAAAACCAATGAGTCCATTGCTACATCAAGTTATACTAAGAGATCAAGCAGTTAACAAAGGGCAGATGTTGTACGATACAGTACCTGAAAAATATAGACATGAATAAAATACACGATACAACATCAGTATGTGAACATTGTTACAGACACGTTCCCGCTGTCCTGTTTGAAAGAGATGAATCTATATGGCTTTCAAAAAAATGTAAATGGCACGGTGAAAGTGAGCATCTAGTTGAACCTAATGCTAACTTTTATCTTAACTACAAGTATGATAGGCCAACTAACAAAACATACTGTTTGGATATTACTAACCGTTGTAATTTAAATTGCCCACATTGTTATCAAATTCCAGATAACATGAGCAAAGATCCTAGCATAGAAAACATACTAGATATTATACGAGTATGGGAAGACGATGGTTATGCTATTGCTCTAATGGGTGCTGAACCGACTACTAGAAAAGACTTGCCTGAACTTTGTCGTGCTATACAATCGTTACCAGGTAAGCCTCGAGCTATAATGATATTAACCAACGGAGTTTATCTATCAGACTATGAATATGCTCAACAATTTGCAGATATGTCTAATGTGTTTTGGACGATAGGATTAAACCATCCTGACTATCAAGGGCATACTGTTAGAAAAAAACAAATGGAAGGCATTGATAATTGCATGAAATTAAACATGCCAATTAAGAATGTTAGCTATACACTTGAAACTATTGCTCAATTAGAATATTGTCTAGACGAAATACAAGAATTTGGAAAAACTCTTAGTCCACACAATTACAGAGTGCGTGTAGGTACAGACATAGGACGCCATCCGGGTGAAGAAAAAATATACTTGTCAGAATTAGTAGACATGGTAATTGAAATATGCAAACGTAAAGGTTGGGACTACAAGTACGAACCGTCTTACGGAATACGTGTACATTATCCATTACGTATTAATGGCATATTAGTTAAAATAATTCAATGGCCAGATGTGCGTACAATTGACCTAGAAGAAGATCAAACTGAGTCGTGGGCAGATATGCTTCCTGGTAAACCAGTCAGCCCACTAGTACATCAAGTTATACTGCGTGATGGTGCTGTAAATAAAAATTTACCATTGTATGATACAATACCAGAGAAATATCAAAGGAAATATGATGCGAGGGATTAACGGACAAACTTATATAGATATGGCTCCGTTCTTAGACATGGAGACGTTTGATAAACTACAACCTGAAATATTAACAGGCTTTGCTCTAGCACGTGAGTACGCTAAAGAAGGCACGTGGATGAAACCAGGGTTTACATTTGATAATATGAGTTACAAACTCAGTTGGAAACCTATCTATCAGTCCATGGATGAGTTTATGGAACTACCTAAAGACGATCCTATATATCAAGCTGGCATAAAATTAATGCCGACAGATTTTAAAAACTTCCAACAACGTAACAAGTTTACACGTTATTTGAAAATGGCTATGGGTGCATACGATCCTTACATTTACTACTATTTGTGGGAAGAAGGTTCGTGGGATGACCGTACTGCGCCACGTAAACTAACTCCCGAAGCAGAGTACTTTCCTAATGTAGTTAAGTGGGTTGAAAGTTTAGTAGGTACAGTGTTTGAAGATATTGGCCGTGTTATATTCTTTCATTGTGAAGCAGATGGCATTCCATTTGAACACAGAGACTTAGATGCCAAAAACGGAGTTGATGTAGTTAAACCGCATCGCAATGAGTTTATACACATACGTCCTAATACTAAAAAAGCGTTTTACTTGTGGGATCCTGAAACTAAGGATAAAACATACTTGAACACTCGTGCCGCATGGTGGAATGATGTAGACTGGCATGGCGGCGAGCGTATCATGGAACAAAGTTATGGATTACGAATTGATGGCAAGTTCACTGAAGAATTTCGTAAGACTTTAGGTATTGATCATTTGGAGACATATTAATGAACTATATTGGTAACTACGCACACTGGATTAAAGAACAAAAAATAATGGAGTTTTTAACTTCGGTGCAAGGAGAACGTGCTCCAATTTGGCAACCTGAAAAATGGTCTGATCATCCAGAGTTAGAAAAGTACAAAGAACTAGCTAGACCTGGATATTCTAATAACAAATATTTCTTTCATCAATTAGGTCCAGCAAGTCCTGAGATTTTAGATTTTAAATTTGAATTACCAGAACTTCCAGAAACTCGCACATATACAAATTGGTGGTTTGTAAAATTATATCCAGGCGAGTTTCAAAGTATGCATATTGATCCGCACACGTTAGACGTACAAAATCTTGTAAGGTATACAATATTTTTACAAGACTGGGAACCAGGTCATATATTTGTGTACGATGACAAATACATATCTAACTATAAAGCTGGTGACATGTATGAATGGAGTGATCCTATGTCAGTACACGGACCAGCTAACATTGGTTATAACACGCGATACACATTTCAAATAACATTAAACGATTAAAATGTTAGATCAGAATTTAATAACATTTTTAAAATCTAAAAGTCCTTCACTTGTTAAAACTCCGGCAGATATGTTAGAGTTTGGTTGTTTACAGTATTACAAAGAATATGCAGACGAGTACAGTAAGTTTGGATGGATCAAATACTTTTCCGAAGAAGAAAAAAATAGTAGTGTAGAGGACAGTGATGTTGGTTACTTCATAAACGATATAGGATTTAGAGGTAACTATCCTAACACAGATAATAAAAAATTGTTAGCGTTTCTAGGATGTAGTATAGCATTTGGACAAGGATTATCTGAAGATAACATTTATGCTAATCTAATTGCCAATCATCGCAATCAACAATATCTAAATTTAGGAATACCCGGAGCAGGGTGTCATCGAATAGCTTTAACTTTTTCAGCCGCCACAAAAATATGGGACATTGAAACGGCAGTAATAAATTTACCTCCTTATACAAGATTTCATTATGTTGATAAAACTAATCACCTACAATCAATTTTGTTAACTTATGATATTGAACCGGGTGAAATAGAAAATGTAAGAAAGGATATATTGCAACATTTTAGTGATCAGTTCTTAATGTCACAAACTATTGATGCAATACAATGGATTATGGATATTGCCAAATCAAATAATATTAATCTTGTACTAGCCTCTTGGGACCAAGACACTATCCAATTAGTTAAAACTGCATTTGATTTAGATATACTTAAATTTACAGTAACCGATAAAGCTAGAGATGGCCACCCTGGTGAGGAATCACATAAACTGTTTGCTCAAGAAGTAATTAGTAACCTAGCAAGTGGAACATATACTTGTTAGCTAGACTACCGTTAATACCATTGTGCCATTCTCGATGGCTAACCCAAGATATAATTGTACCTTGCTCCATGTTGTAATAATAGTTACTTCCTAGTATGAATAATTGTCCTGTACTAGGTGTGTTCATAAACACAGAGAAGCGTTTTATCTCTCCATGCTTTAAATAATCCTTTTCGTTGTCATCAATATCATAATGGTGTCCAGTCATATAGCCAGGTTCTACACAACTAATCCAACTACGTAAAGGAGTTACATGTAGTCTACTAGCAAGTTCAAGTTCAATATCCTTAGTCTCGTAGAAATTAGTCCACTTGACACTATCGGTATTGAAATTACTATCTTGCCATAGCTTTAATATTTCTGCATATTCTGGATTACTCATATTCCACCGTGCAGGATCTACAGTAATGTCTTTGCCGTTTTTAAGATTAGATATAACTGCGTTCCAATCAATCATTATATACTTCTTCAAATATATCAGCAAACACGGTATTGCCCCATGATCTTTCTTTTAGATGTTTTGTTATAGTAATTTCAAAAAACTTTTTAAAATCAATGAACCCTTTTTCATCTGTTGATTGATCAAATCGATAAGCACCATCTTTACCTATAATGCCTTCTATTATTTTTCTTTCTATAAATCTTTCTTCATAAGGAATTACAGCATAGTTATCTATAGTTTTTAATTGGCCATCTTTAGCAATAAAGAAACAATTAGGATACAATGATACTTTCCAAAAATTGTTTGCTTTAGTTGAAATAAAGAAATCTTTCATTTGTTCTTTCCAGTTAGGAACTTCCTCGTCCAAGTTTCGTCCAGAGGTAAACAATACTTGCGATAATGTTTCTTTATTCCACTCCATAAAAATTTTTCTATTTTCAAAATCTACATCATATAATGCAGGTGTAGTTTTAAGATGCGATAATTGTTTTAAAAATTTAACATCTCTATGAAAGAACCAGTCTACTAGTTCTTCCGGCACTAGGATATCTTCATTAGGCCTATATTCAGGATCAATATAGTAGTGAGCACACATTACTGTCTGCTCCGGGTTGACTCTAGGAGTATATAATAAGTTCGAAGGATAAGGTGTGCCGGTTGGATTTAATTTAAAATAGTAATCCCAGTTAGTTGTATCTGTCATTATGCGTTCCAATTTAATTTTTTGCTGATATAAGATTGTACTTGATCTTTAAACTTTTGGTCAGCTGTATCTATATCTGATAGTTTGTAATTATATATTGCTTCATAGGAGTTTGTTTCGTAAAAAGCGAATAGTCTGTCTGACAAGAATGGATTACATCCACGTAGCCCTTTAAAGCCACTATCACTATAAAACTCTTGTACAAGGGTTTCTGCCTGATACCAATCCATTGTATTGTGTTTCCAAATAACAATATCGTTTCTAGTACTACCTACACCACCGCCTCTTGGTGTAGTAGATTTGAACACGACATTGCCTCTGCTGTCCTTAGTAACTTCATAGCCTGGATTTTGCCTAGCTTCTAATTTAACTAGTCCATTGCTTACTAATTCCTTAGTAAAGCGACTTTGGTTAGTTAGAGATTCGTCATAGTCGGGTACTTCTAGTATGTGTGCGCTGGCGCTTTGTCTAGTCCAATTAGCATTAAGCCATTCTAATGATGTGTTCCAAGATTCTACACTTTCGCCTGGTATGCCGCATATCATTTGTATATTAGCTCTGTATCGATTAGGGGCATGTTGATCGGTGTATGTTTGAAATTCTAATAGACCTTGTTGTAGTCTATCGGGATCCATGCCTTTACGTACAAGTTTGCCCGCGGCATGATTAAATGTTTCTATACCCATTGAATGGCCGAGGAACCCTAGTCTAATGTAAGTGTCCCAATGTTCCTTGTGTTTAACCACTAGGTCACCGCGAGCAAATCCGCATATCCAAGGATTGTATCCTAGTTCATCTACTGCGTCTGCATACTTCTGTAGTTTCTCTGGACGATCATTGAATGTTTCATCCATCACACGCCAATTCTTGATACCCCAGTTTTCATAGCCTGTTTGCATTTGTAGTTTGAATTGTTCTTTGCTAACGCTAACGTCTTTAGCTTGTCCTATAATAGGGAAATTACAATAGCTACAACTAAACATACAACCACGTGCTGTTTCAATCTGAGGACATTCCCACGGCATCATAAAGTCACGAGTTTCGTAGTCTACTAGATAACTGTCTAACGGCGCACTTGGATAATGATGCAGTCCTCGAATAACTTTCTTATTGCCAAAGAAAGCAGAGTCAGTCATTAGTGGTGCTCCTAGCGTTCCAATAAGATGCTGGCACAGTGCTAGTACAGCATTTTCTCCGTAGCTATCAACCCAATAGTCTACATTCTTAGCAGGAGTAGTTAGTGCATTGTTGCCGCCGACTACAATGGGGATAGTAGGATACTCTTGTTTAAGCCAATCGATAAAGTCGTTTAAGTATGGACTCCAAGGATTTAAGAACGCTGTTCCAAAACAAAACATAACTGTTTTGTCGGTTGTTCGTGACCTTACAAACTCCTGTAGTTCTTCCAATTGCCAAAATGCAGTAAAGTCGACAACTTCGGCATCCCAGTCTTGTTGCCTTAAAAACGTGGCCACTCGATGCGTCCACAGGATACGTTCCCAGCGTTTACCTGTTAGGCTGAAAAATAGTGCGTGATTCATACCAATCGGAACTCGTCAGGTAGTATATGTTTTAATGAATCTATCTTGTCTTGTTCTACACTAAATTTTACAAAAGTAGATGAATGGCTAAAATTAACTATGTATCCTGCCTTGTTAGCGCCGTTGAGCCAAGGGCTAACTGTGTTATCAAATATATGTCTAGCATGATCTGCGTTTGTCATAGTAGTAGTCACAGCTACATCAACAGGATTCTTTAATTGGTTCTTCTTCAATAATTTCCTAACAACTAACTGTATTCTAGCACGACGTCCAAAATTAGCGGCTGTATGCAAGAAGCTAGCATCCATATCATACCATATGCCATCCTGAGCCAGTGGATGCATTATATCTCTAACTAGATCAATCAAGTAACTGTTCTCTCCCAAAATATTCAAATGGTAACGATCATCTATATCAGCATGTCTCTGATAGCATTGGTTAGGATCCAAAATAATAATCCTTGCTTCACCTTTAACTACAGGCAAGCTGTTGTAAAGTGTTTCCCAAACTGTACCTTTGTACTCATCCTTGATAACCCATGGGTCATAGAAGAAATCACCTGTAGGTTCATTAATAGTAGTCCGCATACCTGCTTCGGGTAGTTGGCTCAAAGCCTCTTGAAATATTTGTGGATCGATTGTATAATTGGTAGGAGTCAGCATGAAATATTTATGTGCTACTATTATAGTGTAAATAAAACATGAAAATTAAAATCGCACCAGAGTACGATCCAAAATATCTAGAAACGGAACGACCACAGCCGCTAGTAACTAACCAAATCGAGTCTATGATACAAGATGTGCTATCTGGCAAATTAGACACAGACATTAGTGATCAGGTGTATATTAATTTTAAAAAAGAAATGACCAGTTGGGTTTTAAAGTCTAAACTCAATCGTATTACAGGGTTAGATAATTTTAATAGAGTAGACATTGTTAATGGTTGTACTCAATTTATAGACACTGCTTATATGAATGGTCCTGTGCAAGTATTAGCAGGCGATTATAGATATCATGCTAGATTAGGTAATTGGTATACTCATCCTGGGTTCCTTAGTGCAGAAAAACAATTAGTAATTGCATGGCCATTTCCTAGTACAGGCGATACGCACACGCAAATGAAGGAGATATTAGATGAAGCGGGAGACAAAGGTATTAGTGTACATGTGGACGGCGCTTGGTATACTTGCTGCCGCGGAATTGACTTTGATGTATCTCATCCATCGATTAGGTCTGTCGGGATAAGTCTAAGCAAAGGTTTAGGTTTAGGATGGAATCGTGTAGGCTTACGTTGGACTAAAAGTAAAGATGCCGATGCTGTTACTATACAAAATGATTTCAACATGAATCTTCGTGCGCCTGTAATGATCGGTCTACATTTTATACGTAACTTGCCACCAGATTATTTGTGGAACGAATGCGGCGAAAATTATTATAAAATATGTCGAGACTTTAATCTAACACCTACTAAAGCAATTTACCTTGCACTTAAAGATGGTCATCCAGTAGGCGTTAGTCCTCTTATGAGATATTTAGAAAATGTCTAGGCTAATAGCGTTTGGTGATAGTTTTACGTATGGGCACGGATTACCTGACAGCCATATCCCGCCCGATCTGCCGGGACCTAATCCTAGTAAATTTGCATGGCCGCAAATATTAGGAAATATGTTAGGTACTGAAGTTATTAATAAATCAAAACCGGGACATAGCAATATACAAATATTACAAGATATTTTAAGTTTTGATATATTAAAAACAGATGTTGTAATAGTTGGGTGGACTTTTGTAGTAAGGGATTGTATTTTTAAGAAAAATATATTAGGTATAGATACTTCGATTAAAGTTAGTCCATGGCATAAAGATACAGCATTTATTAAAAATTATTTTAATGTACACAATGACTACGACATGGCTGTTAGAGCAGGACTATACATCCATCACGCGGAATCTTATTTAAAAACAAAAGTATCAAATCAACATCATTTTTGTGCTCATCAAGAAGTGCTCGATGTAATGCCTAGTTTTACACTAATACCCGAAAATTTTATAAATGGCAAACTGTTGCCGAGGATAGATAAAGCGTTGGATAATAGCCATCCCGGACTAGCAAGTCATCAACAGGCTGCCGAAACACTATACGAGATAATCAATGGAACAAAGTAAAACATTTTGTATGCATCCGTTTACAGGATTAGCTACTAGAGAAGATGGCGCTGTGCAAGCCTGCTGTCGTAGTCATCCTGTTGGTTTTATACAACAGCAATCCTTAGAAGAAATTTGGAACAATGACACTATGAAACGTATACGTAAGTCAGTGCTTACTAACATACGTCCTCCGGAGTGCGATCAGTGTTTCAGCCTTGAAGATCAAGGTGTCGAATCCTTGCGACAACGTCATATAATCGGTCGAATACCCGAAGCTAGGGTTAACTTGTACCCTAATGCGCTAGACGCTTTAAAAGACGACTATAGCATGCCATTTGAAATTCCTACTATAGAACTAAAATTAAACAATTTGTGCAATCTTGCTTGCCGTATGTGTCATCCGATGGACAGTACCAGTTGGAAGGACTGGAGTGTGGTGAAAGAGTATTACAAGGCAGAAAACAATATCATGTATGCCATTGTCGAAGAACATGATTTAGAAAATAAACCACACTTGGACAAATTCCAAGATAGTCCAGAATGGTGGGCAAGCCTAGAAAAATTACTGCCTTATTTCCGTCGCGTTGAGTTTGCCGGCGGCGAGCCATTAATGGATCCACAACATTATCGCATATTAGATATGCTTGCACCGTACGGTGACCAAATTGAAATTAAATATGCAACTAACTTAACCATGCTTGGGAAAAGTAATCGTACTGTTTGGGAATATTGGCCTAAGTTTAAATCAGTCGCAGTTAACGTTAGTATAGACGGAATTCGAGATAGTTACGAATATGTGCGTTCTAACGCTCGATGGTCCGAACTTATTAACAATATTAGACAGATACAAACTATACCAAATATTAGCCGCATAGTCGGAGCCGTTACTGTTCAAGTAAGTAACGTACTGGTATTAGATCAAATAATAGAATATTTTTTAAACGACCTTGGCATAGTGTTTCACACTCATCGAGTATCCTATCCTAAAGTGTTAAGTGTACAGGTACTACCTAAACCTTTAAAGGCGCTGGCTATTCAAAGATTGGAAGAAGTTAAATTACGTGTTTCAGAATTTAAAATGGTCAAACAACATCCGGAACTACTAGCGTATACTCTAGGGCAAATACAAGATAACATCAATTATATCAACGCTGTTGATCAAAGTATCCTGTGGGGAGACTGTGTAGAATTTAATCGTAAATTAGATGCTAGTAGAAACAGTAAATCGTTTACAGATGTTACTATGGAGTTTAAAGATTATGTTTAAAGTAACTAGCCGTTGGCCGCATCAAGGTAGTATTAAGATTGAATGGAATCTTGGCAAACGCTGTAACTATGATTGTAGTTACTGCCCTAGTGAAATACACGACAACACAAGCCAGCACACAGATATAGAAATTTTAAAATCTACTATAGATAAACTAGTAACATTGGGTAAGCCTATTCGATTAAGTTTCACAGGAGGGGAGCCCTGTGTCCATCCTAAGTTTGACGAACTAGTTAAGTATGCTAAACATGTAGGCATCAGTTGGATTAACGTAACAACTAATGGAACACGACCGTATAAATTCTATGCAGGTCTTCCTGTTGATCAATATGTATTCAGTATACATTTAGAGTATGATTGGAAACGTGTATTCAACACAGTAGAGAGCATTAACAAATTATCAACAGTAAAAGTTATAGCACAGATAATGGCACATCACGACCATATGCCTGCGGCAGTGCAATTAAGAGCTAGATGTCAGTTAGGCAATATACCAAACACTGTTAGACGTATACGCTGGACCAAAGGAGATCATGATCTCTTTGACGACATGAGATATAATGCTAACGATTTAGATTTTATTAAATCAATGGAGTCTACAGTTGAAGCAAATACAGTAGTGTGGTTAGATGACAAGTACGCACAACTATTGTATCATGCTAATGACATGATTAAGAATCATCAGAATCAATTTAAAGGTTGGACCTGCAACGCAGGTATAGAAAGCCTAATGATAAATTGGGACGGAGATGTACACAGAGCGACTTGTAGAGTCGGTGGTAGTCTTGGCAACATATATGAAGGCAACTTCGTTGCTCCTAGCGAACCCGTAACTTGTGACCGTAATTTCTGTACCTGCGCGGCAGATATCCCACTAACTAAGTCTAAACTTTGATTGATGTGTTTCGCAACTACACAAGCAGTTCTTAATAGAACATATAGATGATTTGAATTCAGGATCAAACTTTGCTACAAAGTCTTTGTCTAGAATGTTGAAACTATAATCTAATCCATAAATTGTCTGCTGACACGATCCTTGTATTTCTCCAGTCCAATTAATATAAACATTATCTAAGCCTATGTCACAGTTCCAACCTTCGAAGCTGGTCCAGTTTTTATTAATATAGGTATTAGATTTGGCTTTAATTGTTTTGCCATTATCAAGAGTCGCTACACTTTCATAGATGCGCATTTGGCCGCCAAATATAAGTTTTCTATTTTTCCATAGCCACACTAGATCAGGAATCCGCTTCAATGGATTTTTTAAAAAACTTTTTTGTTTCCTTGTCAGTTGAATATCACTCGCATCTATAACTTTGATACCTTTAATGCTTGATACTTCTGGTTCAATGACTTCGCAAGTCATAAGGATCCATTTGTGACGACTATTCTTTTTCATATAGTCAATGACATCCAATCCCTCTTGCCAATGCTTCCTGTCCATCAGGACTTTAACAGTTACTTTTTTATTAAGTTCGAATAACGTATCTGCTACAGCAATCATATGGTCAGGATCTGCTTGCGATATATGATACGACAAATGGGCATTGTCTATTAAATGTCCGTACTCTTTCCACCAGCGCAATGTTCTCGAACCGTTACTGATCAAACTAAAGTAGATGTCATTTTCTTTTTTAACTGCTTCAATAAACTCAGCAAGATCTCGCCACAGAGTAGGTTCACCGCCCGCAAGGCTAAGATGTATTTTAGTCTTGCCTAGCTTTGTCCGATAACGTTCAATAAGATGATTAAAGTTTTTAATGATAAGATCTAAATCGGCAGGAGATCGATAGTCCCCGGCATTACTGCCCGGCCAGCAATACTCACACTTATAATTACAAAGATTATTAGGATTCCATCTTATTGCTAAGATGTGAGATTGCTGAGTTGATACTATCTTTATAGGTGTCATAGCAAATGAGCAAGCTCAGGGAACGTTTTAGTAAAATCTGTTTTGCGTTGTTGATCTAGAGTAGTAATATATTCTCTAAAATCCGGAAGCAGATGGGTGTCATCTTCTTCGTCCATCCAATCAAGTATACCTTCCCAACGTTTCCATCCCCAAGGGTTCTTACCTAGAGATTCGTCATCTTTATTATTTTCTTCTAACCAAAGTTTAAGCTCTTCAAATTTTCTACGAACTTCTAACTTGTCTTCTTTGGGCAGAACACGTAGACTTAGCCATGTAGGAATCCACAACAAATGTACACCTATCAATCCGCCGCCTTGCGTATATCCGCTGGCATTTACTTGTTTGTTTATCTTTTTAAAACCGCTAGATACTTTCCATTTTATAAAGTCTGGAATATGTTTGATGTTTAAAATTTGTGCGGCTAGTGCAATAGTAACATGGATATTGTCGGGAGTGTTGTCTAGTTTGTGCAAATTTTGCACAATGGTATCCCAATCGCTTGGAAAACGTATGTAGTGATTGCGATCGTCCATACCATCCAAACTTACTCCAACTTTAACTACTTTAAAATTTTTCCATAGTTCAATAATTGAGTCATCCAGCATTAAGACATTTGTATTATAACGCAGATGTATTTGTCCAGCGTAGCCCCTGCGAACAATCTCTTCTAAGAAAATCTTATGTTCTTTAATGATCAAAGGTTCACCGCCAGCAAAATACAACTGTCGAATATTAGGTATCTGAGCATAGATTTCTTCCCAGAAGGCAGGGTTCTCATGCCAGTAGTTATTAAATTCTTTCGGATCCCAACCCATTTGTTTTTTAATCAAAGGACTTTGGAATATAGGAAATACTTTTTTGTGATCCGGCACCCACATACTACTGTCATGCGGACTACACATGATACATTTTAAATTACAAGTATGTCCAAGTCTAAGATCCAAGTATTGTAATTTATAAGGAACAGTGCCGTCTTCTTCTGTGTTATTAATCAATTCGGGGATATCAAGTTTATCTAAATGCCAAGCACCAGTTTCCCAAATACGTTTGCTGACAATTCCGTTAGACTCTTCTTCAAAACATTTTGTACAGCTACTAGGAATTTTTCCCTCTAGCATTAGTTTACGTACAGAACGCATGTAGGTGCTGTTGAATACTTGACTAGGTAATTCGTTACCGAAGTTACTAGGATCACCGTCTTCTTTCTTAACAAGCCCTACACCATAATCTCCGGAATACGATCCTGATGCATTTGCCACACAACAGATACGTGCATCACCGTTGGGTCTAGTTGCAAGATGTATCCATGGAATAACACAAAATGATGCTGTACCAGTTACCTGCTCTAACTGTTGTTGCCAACTGGCTAGTTCACTGTTTTCGTGTTTCATCCAAAATACTTTATCCATGTTGCTCTACCTTAATTTTTTGATTGTCTATACTTATAAAAGGACTGTGAGGTCCGCACATGATTATACAAGTTGAACTAGATTTTTCCTGCCACTTCTGTTGCCACATCGTTTGCCACTGATCTGTTTCAACAATTTTACGTAATCCTGTTTCTAACACGTTTAATCTTGGAAATCCTAGAACCTGCTGTCGTACTCGTTCACCTTCCTCTACGACTGAATCCTCTTGAAACAAATTATATGATTTTAATAAATCAACATCGTAGTTTGTATGTAGGAAGGCACCGATCATACAGCAGGGGCTTAGTTGATAGTGTGCATCGATAAACAATTCTTTATCTTTAATTGCCACACAATTGATCTTATCTGCATTAGGCCAATTTTGATGCCCTGCTATATCCTGTTTACTTACAAACTTAACAGTGCTGTCAGACGGCTGTTCTAGATTATATAAAACCGTTCCCTGATTATCAACTACTGGAAATGGACGAGCATGTCGTCTGCTGTTTTTTACCGTAAATTTTTTAAATCCTATCTGTTTAGCCACAGTCTCGGCGGCACCGACCTGATGTTCGTTGTGTTTAAATCTAATAAACATCCATTCTGCAAGTCCGCCTGCATCTATAAATGTTTTAGCGTTCTTTAAAATTAAATCATAGTTAGTACCAACACGATACAGACTGTGTGTATCTGCCAGCCCATCGAGCGCAAATACTACTATATGGCGAACAGGAAGTGCATTGTATAAATTTTTCCACCAAGCAGAAGATCTCAAACTACCGTTAGTATGAATTTCAATCCTAACATCGGGCGTGGTGTCTTTAACATATTGGCACATGTCAACAAGATCAGCGTTCATTAAAGGATCGCCAAAGTTTCCACAGAAATTAATAGTATCAAGTTGCTCTAGTATATCTATTGGAAATATTTTTATAAAATCGCTTAAGGTCCATTCGTTTATATTCAACAATGGATTTTCTATGCCGCCGTGTATGTTACGAGGGCACATAGGACAAGACGCTTGGCATCGATTGGATATCTCCACGTGAACACTTTTAAGTTCATTAAAGTTAAACATTTTTCTTTCCTATAAGCATCCAGCGGGTATATAATGGTAATTCCAACTCGCCCGCAAAAAGAATGTCTAAATTACTTTGTTCTTTAAATTCTTCTAAGCTATTGGCGATTCTAATATGTTCTGGTATTTGATAGTTGTTACTTTGCAAAACTATAATGCTGTTCTGCGGATGCCCGCTTAACCATAGTTCATATTCTTCTTGTGTTATATGCTCACAGCTGGTATTGATAATAACATCCGCATCACTGCGAATACTACACATATCAGCTGTAACTGCTTTGAACTTGCCTTGTATTTCTTCCAGCTTGTTCATATTAATAGCGATAGGTTCACAACTAGGATCTATATCAACACTTCGAATGGAAGTAACGTATATATCACTTTGAAACAGCATACTAGCAAGAGTGCCTACCCAACCTCCGTGTATGTCTATAGTAACAACCTTATTAACGTGTTTACGTAAATTCTTAATAAGCCATTCTTTGCTACGAAGTTGACCAGACCAAAATGCATCCATAGTTCTTATAGGATCTGGACTTTGGCGGATGGCTTGCATCCAGTGATGCAAATGTTCTGTATCAATTAACAAATTGAGCTCCTGACTTGTTAAACTTACCGCATTGTTTACTACATTCTCTTAGACCGTTTTCGGTCCAACAACCTTGTATCTTACTAAAGAAGTTGCTGTCAAAAATTTCTTTAAACGTTTGATTATGCAGATTAGGGAACTCTTCTATCTTGCTCATATAGTCTATGCGTGATTTGTGATTAGGTAGATACCATTCTAAATCTAACCAACAGCACGGGCTAACATTACCTGTACCGCTAACATAAAGTGTGCGGGTTGCTTGCGCCTTACAGCTTATAGTAGGCAAGTGATCTTCTTGTGCTTCTTTAACTTTTGAAATCATTGCCTTACTAGTTTCTGTAGGAAACAACACATGCATAGGCTTGCCAGCATCGTCTAATACAGTTAAACTATCGTCGGTAAATCTACTAGTATGTTTAGTTCTAAATTCTGTAAAGCCTAGGTCTTCGCTAAGTTTTCTGCAGGCAGCTATCTGATGTTCGTTATGCCCGAACACTAGCATGTCCCATCGAGCATCGCCACCAGCCGTAATAAATGCTTGGGCATTTTCTAAAATTTTATCTAAGTCAGTTCCTATTCTATAAGCACTATGAGTAATTTGTAAACTTCCATCAATACCAAATGTAACTTTAACTTTTGTTTCTGCTAGAGATTGCCACCATGATTTATTTCTAGCACTACCGTTGGTGTGCATACTTAGACGAATTGTAGGATTAGTATCTCTCAGATATTGAAATATTTCTAAACAGTCTTGTGCAATTATAGGATCACCTAAATTTCCGCACATGAACAAACTATCTAACTGTTGAATGAATGTAACTGGGAACCATTCTTTAAATTGTTCTAGAGTTATTTCATTTAGAGTTATTAGGGGATTGAGTATACCTCCGCTGATGCGCCGTGGGCACATAGGGCAACGTGCTTGACATTTGCTAGTTAGTTCTAGATGTACATCTCTTATATCTTCTAATTTATACATTTTGGTATTTTGCTATCAGCTGAGCTAACACATCTAGGTGTTGTACATCTTTTAGGATTAGAAAATAAAGTAAAATTTTCCAAAGTTCCTAAGGGTGTATCATGACAGCTATATGCTCTCTTGACCTCGTTACCTCTTATTATAACACTCTGATAGCCGCTATTACAAGTCCAATTGGTGAAACTATTAAATCCTAGTGCATTAAATCGCTCGGCTTGATCTATGTAATAGTTAGTAGTCCCGTCAGTTAATCGTATTTGGAACCCTTCTTGCTGAGCGAAGTCATCTTGCATGATCTTGATCATGTCTTCGCTGTATCCGTCTACAATAGCAGTAGCAGTATCATTGCTCTGTGGTTTTAGTGTAACATTGATTCCGCGAGCACGAAGGCGTTCACAGCGTTCTAGAGTTTCGTAAAACTTTTCTGGCACCATAACCTGGTTAACAGTCACATGAACTGTTTCATTCATTAACTGCAAACACTTATCACCGAACTCTTGTTCTTTGGCAAACTCAGAATGGTAACTGGCTGTAACACTACGACGCTGTAGGCTTCCTGTGATATCACACCAGCTCTTCCACCATTTAGATCCTGGTGACAAATTAGTTGTCATGTGTATACTTTGGTAGGGACTTACTGTCTCATCTAAATGTTTAATCAAATCGAGTAACTGTTTATAAGCAGTCGGCTCACCTCCGCTGAACGACCAATGGAACTGGTTGAACCCATTAGCTCGTGCTTGGCGCTTAATCTCATCTACAGTAGATTTATATACTTCAAGCGGCAAGTGATCTGGCTTGTCAGTTCTAGCATAAGGCCAACAGTAACTACATTTATAATTACAAAACCGTCCCAATATCCAACTAATGTTAAATAAAGGACGATCTAACATAGTTTGTTGTCCAAAACGAGTTATATCTTTGAGTGGTATTGTGCTAAAGTTCATTGACATTATTTACACATGGTGCTACAATTATTAGGCAGACGTGAGTGTAACTGGTAAACCTCCTCCTAGTAAGCTGACCCCCAGCTGAACGGAGGGCAAGGGTCTAGCTCTTAGAGCGACTTTGGAAGTTCGAATCTTCCCGTCTGTACCAATTTTAAAATGATGAAACACCCTGACCTAGTTGAAGACATACGTAATAGCTCTGAAATAATGGCTAAGATTAGTGCTGAGGATAAATCCTATGCACAGAACTTGTATGCGGCTTGGTGCAACATGCAATGGTGTAAGCGTGATCCAGAGAACGTATGGCCCATACTCACAGAAGAATATTGGCATTGTTCTTGGCGTAGTGCTGGCGGTATTGTAGCAGACCTTCGCAACAAGGGTGAGGACTATATGGACTACTACTGTTCTGGTATCAGGGGAGGTTTGAGCATGAACAGTAAAGAAGATGATGAATATTTTGAACGTACTAAATATGTGTCCGAAGGCGAAGTCACAGACGAGATACTCGAAGACCTTGACAAGTTGGGATGGTTTCCTGTACCATACAAGGACGAAATTATATAAGTAATTATATGACACATTGGACTATAACCTTAGAAGAAGCAGATGACGGTAGTGGGGATTTAATTCTTCCACTACCACAAGAATTACTGGATCTACAAGGTTGGGTAGAGGGAGATACACTTGAGTGGACAGATAACAAGGATGGCTCATGGAGCATTTCAAAAGTAACTAATGGCTAAAGACGACATATTAGAATTAACAGGCACTGTAGACGAAGTATTACCAGGCAACATGTTTAGAGTTAAGGTAGAAAATATGCCTAACTTGTTATTATGTTACATGGGTGGTAAACTGAAGCAAAACAAAATTAGGATCATATTAGGCGACAGCGTTCGCGTAGAAGTTAGCCCATATGATCTTAGCAAAGGTAGAGTAACTTATAGGTTGTAATTATGAACATTATTCTTGGACGGGTTTTTGAAGTTTGTAAAGAAGTCCAAGATTCAATCGTGGACTTGACAACCTTTAAACAATTAATTACTAAAACACGTAAAACTTTCAAACGTCATAATTTTGACATCGCTATTAAAACTAAAAAAGACAAAGAGTTAGATCCCGACAAATGGTATGTAATGGCATACTATGATAGCGAAAATGATTATCATCTAGATACTGCTATAGAAGTTATAGTTTATCATAATCTACAGGGTGACGAACCTTTTGGTCCTCATCAAGTAACATCATTCTTAAAAGAAATATTTGATGCAACTATACATGAGTTCCGCCATCAATATCAAAGTATGCGCAGAGATCATAATCAATATGGCGCACATGCCGATTCACCCTACGAAGTATATCTAGCCGACGATGATGAAATGGATGCCTATGCATTTAGTATTAGTATTGAACTTCTACGCACTATGGACGCCGATAGAGCCAAAAGAAGACTATCCAGAATTAGTGTACTAAGCAAGATGCGTACCGGAGCAGTCTATTCTAGCCCAACTCTACGTGCCTATATGGGACATTTTGGTTTAAATGGGCTTACTAAAAAATTAGCCAAAAAGATTTATCATCATCTAGAAACGATTGACAAACGCTACGTTTTCATGTAAAATACACTTATATTAACTCATAGAGTAAGCGACATGAAAGAGTTCCCTATTCAGCAAGTTCTAGAATTGGCCTGTGCGGCACAGCGTACTAATGGTGCTTATCTTAAAGATCAGGAATCGGTTTATGCCGATGATGGTGTCTTCATGTACACTAAGTATCCAAACAAAGTTCTAATGCTTTACACTTTGGATGACCGAATGATTATCCCCGATACTAAGGCACTTAAAATTGAACCTGAAGATACGGTTCGGGCAGAAGAAATCAAAACCTACTACAAGCGACTAATGTTTTCCGCTATTGATGGCGAGAATGATTTCCTTACTACCATCAATACTATTTTGAATAGTGAAACTGTTAAGGAAAACCAATTAGGTTATGTGGCCTGTTTGCCAAGTGTACAAGCTCGAGATACCGTACACAATGATGTTAAGAAGGCCGCTAGACAAGTTGAAGAGGGATTCCTAGGAAGCGAAGGTGATCGGTTGGCTGATTTAGATTGTGAAATTCTTGAAGTAATTAAATCAAAGAACTTTGACGGATGGAACATCTGTGCTATTATAAACAATAAAATGGCTTCATGGATGAGCCAGATAGAATTGAAACGTGGACCATGCGTCATTGTTAAAGCCAAAGTAAAAACACAGGGCAAACATTGGAAACATGGAAATGATGAAACCAGACTTAACTTTGTAAAGGCTGTACAATGAGCAAGGCAAAACACAAACCTTATCAATGGATCGATGGTGAAACTGCGGATCGTATTACTAGTCTCAATTTGAAAGACTATCGTGCGTATCTCAAAAAAGAAATAAAGCAGTGGAAGAAGAATCCAAAGTCAGATGCTAACCCAACCGGCTATTGGCTACACCCGGGCGATCTTGTGCTCAATATGCGTACTATAGAAGCACTTGATTTAATTATTAGCCATTTTGCAGAAACATCGGATGAAATCAAATAATGTATAAAACAATTTACACAGAAGTCGAAGTCGATGTTGACTTGAGTGACTTTGATACAGACGACCTAATTGAAGAATTAGAGTCACGCGGTTTGGGCGTGTTAGACTATGGAGATGGCAAGGAAGTGTTAGAATCCATTTACCAGAAACGTAGACTTGGACAAGACTATCAACTAGAATTAGAAGCATTAATCTATTTAGGATTAGGAAAAATTATATGAAAATGACAGACGAAGAAATGCAGGATTACTTTCCAAAAGTATATCCAAAAATTTTTAGCGGCAAGTACGGCGGTATTGCTGTAGGTAAAGGTTGGTTTGATTTGCTCAATCAAGCATGTCGACTTATCCAAAGTCACTTGGATTGGAAGAAGGATATACCGCAAGTGGTTGCAGAACAAGTTAAAGAAAAGTTTGGTGGCCTGCGGTTCTACGTCCAAGGCGGCGATGACTATACCAACGGCATTATTGCAATGGCAGAACAGATGAGCATGATGCTTTGTGAAGAATGTGGCGCACCTGGAGAACGTGGTGGTAACGGTTGGATCAGCACACTATGTGAAACGCACCGTAATGAACGTGACGAAGCCCGTAAGAAAGCAATGGAAGAGTACGAACACCGTAAACTACTTAAAGAAGGATTTGAAGAATGATTACAATTAAAGAATGGATGGAACTAGTTGACTATAAAATCACCGAAGGTGATACATATGGTTGGAATTGTTTTGGACCTAATGCCTATCAATTGTCTAGTTGGAATGGACTTCACAACAAGGGTGGATGGAGTTTTAATATTGTGTTTAGCACTAAAAGTCAAAAGGTATATGAAGTTAGTGTATGCGACTATACCAACAACCGTGCTTATCGTATGATTAATCCAAAGTTTGTTGAAAAGCATCGTAAGGAATCGATTGCCCGCGGAGTTAACTTAAATGAAGCTTGGGACGATATTGAGTACATAGATTTGGAAGTCGATGACGATTTTATCCAAAAATGTCTAGCTATTCGAGCAGGAGAGGATTATAGTACAGATGTACTACTTCCTTTGGATTTACCAGAAGATTTACTCATGTTTGCGTTCAAACAAGCTCACGCAGAAAATATGACATTCAATGATTGGATGAATAAAATGTTGCGTGAATTTGTTGACAAAGTTGAAAAAGGCCAGTATACTAAAGAAGATGCGCAGGATTGGCTTGAGCAAAACAGTTTGCCAAAGTTTCCTGTAGACTATAAAGTATTAGACGACGAATCAACAGAGGATTAAATGAGAATTAAATTAGTCAGTGATCTCCACTTGGAGTTTAGTGACATCAACATTCAAAATGATCAGGACTATGATGTTCTAATTTTGTCCGGCGATATTATGGTCGCCCAGGATCTTTACGATCATCAACCCCCTATGTCGGGTGCTTGGGGTTTTGAAGAAATTCCTGGGCTCGGCCGCCGCCAGGCTAGTGCTCAACGGTTCCGTGACTTTTTGAAGCGTTGCAGTTTCCAATTCCCACATACAGTTTATGTGGCTGGTAATCACGAGTTCTATCACGGTAAGTGGCATAAGACTTTGGATATTCTTGCTACAGAATGCGAGAAGTATCCTAACATCTATTTCATGGAACGTGGCAGTAAAAAGATCGATGATGTTACTTTTATTGGTAGCACCTTGTGGACCGACATGAACAAAGGCGATCCGCTTACACTTCATGCTGTTCGTGATATGATGATGGACTATAAATGTATCCGTAAAGAGTTTGAAGGTTACACAACTTTGAAACCTCACGATACAGTCGTTCGACATAAGCAATCATTAGACTATATCAAAACAGTAGTTGCCGAAAAGCCAGATGAAAAGTTTGTTGTAGTCGGACATCACAGTCCAAGTTTCCAAAGTGTAAGCGAACAGTATCGTAGTGAACATTTAATGAACGGTGCTTATCACAGTGAATTGAGTGAATTCATTTTAGATCGTCCGCAGATCAAATTATGGACACACGGACATACTCATCATCCCTTTGACTACATGATCGGTGAAACAAGAGTTGTATGTAACCCACGTGGCTACGAATCAGATGGCTACAGCGAAGACAGCGGCTGGAACCCAAATATTTTATTGGAGATTTAAAAATGACAGAAGAAGTACAACAACAACCTAGTGTTGCAGAAATGTTACGAGTGACTGGTGAAAACACAGCCGAGTTTATGAAACAGGTCGCTGACCATATTGACAAACTAGAACAAGCTGTAGTACAATTACAGCAACGTGTAACAGAGCTTGAAGAAAGTCAAAAATGAAAATTGGACTGAGTTACAGTCGATGTGTGAGAGACATCGTCGATGGTGTAGTAGACATCGACGATGTTCTTATCATTATTAGTCGTACAGATTTTGATCCTCTTAATGACGAACAATGGTCTAGTATTTGGAAAGGCTATCACAACCCGTATGGTTTGAGCAATCCCGAATGGGTAGCCTATCAAGACCTAGATGAAGATCGATTCCGTAGTGTCAGTATTGAACTTTGGGAAACTGGTCGACTACATCAACCTCGACAATTTGGCGCACACCCAAAACGCCGCCCAGAGATTTGGTTAGAAGCTGTATTGCCCAGCAGTGAATTGGCAAAGAACCCTGCCGCCAAGGTCGCTTGGGATAAGTTCCAAATGGTAGCAGGACTTACTAATGTTGAGCTAGACGACAAGTATCGATAAAATGAAACTCTTACCATTAGTGTTGGTAGCGTTGATATTAACAGGGTGTGACGACAATACGGCTAGTTCTTATCAATCTAGTCAGCAGAGTCGACATGACCTAACCTATCAAGAGCTGGTTAATTATCCAACTGACTGCAATCGTGCGGACGAGCAGTTAGCCGAACTTAACAGTTTACAAGATCGTAAAAACTTTGTAGAAGACCCGGACGAACTTAGCGAAACTGATCGCAAGTATAACAGTCGCTTAAAAGCCACAATTTGGTGGTACGCTTACTCGTGTGAACAAAAATGAAATACTTAATATTGTTATGTTTGTTGATCAGTCAAACAGTGTGGGCAGAGTGTGAAGTCCGGTTGGCTTCACGAAACGCAACCCAAATGCAAGTAGGTCCTGTCGAAAACTTGATTAAGACAGAAACTGACCAATCTTGTTCAGTTAAATTCCACATAAAAGTAAATGGAAAAGATCACGAGCTAAATGGAGAATGGGCAGGATTCAAAGTCGGTGATAATCTTTGCCGATTCGCAGTAGAAGAAACTAGAAAAAATTTCCTAACTCAAATGGCTGGTACTTTTAAGAATGAAGCCGTTACAGTATGTAATGAAGGTAAACCGTTATCTGAGAAAATTAAAATTGGCGATGTTATTTTGGAAACAGAAGTAGCAACTAGCCCAGTCAAAAAGTACTTTATGTACAATGGTGTAAAATGCCGAATGTTCCAGGAATACAAAACGGTTAAGAATCAACCCCGTACCTACAATGGAGTTATTTGCCAAAATGAAGGAAGTGATACAAATTGGCTAGTTGTGGACAAATGGTAGGTTGACATTTGATACAAAGCCGTATATAATACATACATGTTTAATAACATAGAAAGGCATTTATCATGAAGGCATTTATAGCAGGCACTATCTTTGGATTGGTCTTAGCTACTGTTGGTTTCAGCGGTATCGCTAAGATGCTTGATAAAGGTGTAGACACAGTTAAAACACAGAGTCAGGAGTTGGCAAAATGAAAATGATATTGGCATTTGTTTTAGTTTCAGCCCTTGCCGCTTGCTCAACTGTAGCAGGTGTAGGTAAGGATATTCAATCCACAGCAGAGTGGACAAAAGAAAAGATGTCAGGAAAATAAAATGAAAAAAGTTTTAATACTAGTTCCCATTGTTGCTATGCTAGCGGCCTGTGGTACAACTGATGTATATCAGAAACGTGCAGACAACGAGCGTGTTTATAAAGAACGTCAAGTTGAACGTGCAATCGATCAAGCGCCTAAATGGATGACTCAAGTACCTTTGAGTAATTCGGCAGTGTATGCTTCTGGTACTAGTGCCAGCGGTGACTACTCGATGGCTATGACTAAAGCCAAAGCAGATGCCTACAGCAAGATCTGTATGGCCGCTGGTGGCACAGTTAGTCAACGTACAAAGATTTATAAATCCGATACAGCAGATGCTAGCTCAGAGTTGAGCGAAATGGTTCTACGCACCAGCTGTAAGGAAGTTGACATTACTGGTGTAGAAACTGTTGAGAAGAAAATAGTTTCCGAAGGTAACCGGTTCCGTGCATACGTCCTCGTAGCACTACCAACTGGTGATGCTAATATTCTAAAGAAGGCTAAGGATCAAAAGCGTCTTAACGAAATTGCCGCAGAACGTGCTCCTGAAGCATTTAAGGAATTAGACGATACCGATAAGCCAGCAGGCAAGCCAGTATCATTAAATTTAATGCCTGTAGACAATGCAGAATATAAAGCTCGTCGTGATGCCGCACTACAAAAACCCGGCGCAGTAATTGGTCAAGTATCAGTCCAGTAATATGTGGCGCAGGATAATCTGGCAACCTAGTGGCGGGTATTGGCTCTTCTATTGGAGTGCCATTTACCTTGCTATAGGAATGTATTCGATCTTTGTTGAAAAATTTGCGCCGTTTGAGTTGATTCAAATTGGATGGGTGTGTATAATTGCATTACCGTTAGTTTGTAATCCGCTGGCTCGCTGGCTTAATATGAAAGAGAATAATATGTTGAGTATGTTTAAAAAGAAACCTAGTAATGTTGTACCGTTTCCCAAAGAGCCTGAACACGGTGGCGGAGACGGTGGTGGATATCTTCCTCCTGAGCCTAAGAAGCCAAGCGTAACTTATTATACACTAGGCATGACTAGCGAGAATCGACTAGAGTTTAAGATGGGTTATAGTGCCATTACTATGAACCACGGTGGAGTTGTTAATTTGATTGAGCAATTAAAGACTTTCCAAAAACAACTTGCCCAATATGAAGGCATCGAGGAAGAAGAAAATGCTTGATTGGTTTAAACGTAATCAATATGAAATATCATTTTTTATTGCCGGCTGGTGTGCCCTAGCCACTATCGACTGTTTTGGTCGGGGTGACTATGTTTGGGCATTAGTTAATGCATTTTTAGTTTGGTTTAATATTAGATTAAACAAATGACCAGAGCAGTATGGTGGTGGCCAGGGCCGGACGAGAAAGTTTTATCAATGTCGCACAGAAAGAAACAAATGAAATTCAAAAAGAAACCAGTAGTAATTGAAGCAGTAAAATTTACATACGATGAATCAGGTATGATCGCCCTTAAATCATTTTGCGGAGATGCCTTAGGCAATGTTCGCAAAGAACGCCATCCAACTGCTAAAGCAGAAGCAGAGATTGGTACACTGGAAGATGGTATCCATTTGAAGGTACAGCATATCGCAACTGAAGGTGATTGGATCATTAAAGGTGTACAAGGCGAGTTCTATGCTTGCAAGCCGGATATTTTTGAAGCTACTTACGAGCCAGCAGAATGAAGTTCTTTGAACCCTTGCGCGATGACCTAATGGTCCAGCAACAAGTTTCAAATAGTTGGGAACACATGGTAGGTGTTATCATGTTGAACCAAACTGGCCGCAAACCTGTCAAGATGACCTTGCCCGAATTCCTATACTGGTTCCCTACTCCGCATGCTCTGCTCAAAGCCGATCCCGACTTTGTCAAAACTATCCTAGCACCCTTAGGTATGATGAATATTCGTTATGAACGACTAGTGCGTATGAGCCAAGATTACTTGACCTGGGACGGGGAAGATGCTAAAAAGTTATATGGCATTGGAAAATATGGTAGCGACAGTTATGAGATATTCTTCAAACACAACTACTCAGTAGAGCCTACAGACAAAGAATTAAAAAGATATTTAGAAGAGGAAGTATATGAATCCGTTTCGTGATCAAGAAAAGTTTATGAAGGCCTGTGATCAGACAGTTGAAGGCTTTAATGTGGATCAATTTAAACTGTATGTTTCATTAATTGATGAAGAGTTTAAAGAACTTAATGTTGCTATTAACAACAATGACCATGTAGAGACACTAGATGCACTTATCGATATTTTAGTAGTTACTATTGGAGCCCTACATTCGTTAGGCGCCGACGGTGAAGGTGCATGGAAGGAAGTTATGAATACTAACTTTGCTAAGATTGATAAAGAAACTGGCAAGGTTCGCAAGCGTGAAGATGGCAAGGTCCTAAAGCCGATTGGCTGGACACCACCTGAATTGAAACAATTTATTAAAAAGGAAAACAATGCCTAATTTAGTACCAATGGTAATCGAGCAAGAAGCTCGAGGAGAACGTAGTTATGACATTTACAGTCGCTTGCTCAAGGACCGCATTGTTATGTTAGATACAGATGTAAACGAACATAGTGCTAGTTTGATTGTAGCACAGTTGTTATTTTTAGAAAGTCAGGGCAATGAGGATATTAGTTTTTTCATTAATAGTCCTGGCGGTGTCGTTACCGCTGGTATGGCTATTTACGATACTATGCAATTCATTAAGTGTGATGTATCCACAATCGTTATGGGCCAGGCCTGTAGTATGGGAAGCCTGCTTGCTACTGCTGGTGCTCCTGGCAAGCGTAAAATGCTTCCAAACGCTAGACACATGATTCACCAACCCTCGGGCGGTGCAGGTGGACAAGCTACGGACATGGAAATCCAAGTAAAAGAAATCCTAAAAATGAAACAGAATCTAACCCAGCTTTATGTTAATCATAACAGCAAGGGTAAAACTTTTGATGAGTTTTATACAGCTATGGAACGGGATAACTTTATGAGTGCCCAAGAAGCATCGGATTTTGGATTGATTGACGAAATCATTACAAAACGCCCATAAAGTGCGTATATAATTGGTTGCCGTAGTATACTATAAATAGCTATACTAGGAGTGTACTATGGCCCAACTACCATTTGATTGGTCGGAAATTACTCGCAGTAATCTGTACTCTATGTTCTATTCGCTTAACAGTGAGCTTGTAGGCAAAGAGTTATCTCCTAGTCAAATGCAAAAACGTATTACCCGACACGTCAAGCATCATTTGCCTATCAAGATCAAAAAGTGTATACATGCGCCTACAACTAAAGGTTATGTGTTTATGGGCGGTGTCTACTATAGCGATAAAGATGCTAAATCAGTGCCAGCTATAGAAGTTAATTTTAACTATAATCCAACTAATCGTAAGTTAAAACTTACACAATATCGTTTTAAGCGTATGGCTGTTCGTTTTGCAGATGTAGTGCTACACGAAATGATACACATGCGTCAATTCCGAGCTCGTAACTTTAAATCGTTGCCGGGCTATCAAAGTACAGCAGAACTAGCCAAAGAACGCAAAGAACAAGAGTACTATGGGGATCGCGACGAAATGGGCGCATTTGCTTTTAATACAGCCTGCGAACTAGTCGATCGGTTCGGATACGATCCACACGTAATTGGAAAATATCTAGACTCTGATCAAGCCAAACGCCACAAACACAGCTGGTGGTATTACTATTTAAAGACATTCAATTTTGATCACAATCATCCAATTATCCGCAGAATGAAAAACTTGATTATGCGCCAATTGGAAAATGCCTATCTAGGTAAACCATTTAAGACTACAAATCATTTGACATACTGATAACTAGACTGTATAATATACACTTATACAGTTAATCATTGGAGTCAACATGAGCATTTGTGCCAGTCACATTTGGAGTTTGGAAAGTCATCCAAGCCGTTTAAACAAAGAAGCTATCATTGAAACTATTGCTCAGGAAGGCAATAAGGAATTCTTTGAAGGTTGCCGACTTGCTCTTGATCCAATGATAACTTTTGGCTTAAAACAAATACCGGAGAAAACAGATGAAGATGGCCCTGGTTTACCTTGGGACAGTTTTACTCTCGCTCTTACTGGCTTTACAACTCGCAATGTCACAGGTAATACAGCTCGCGACATGATTCAAACAATGATGAAGAGTGCCACTAAGAAAGAGTGGAACGGTTGGTATCGTAGAATTTTAATCAAAGACTTACGCTGTGGTGTAAGCGAAAAAACAATTAACAAAGTAGTAGAGAAAAAATATGCTGATTACAGTATTCCTGTGTTTGGTTGCCAGCTTGCCCACGATAGTGCTAATCATGAAAATAAAGTCTCGGGCAAAAAACTTATTGAGGTTAAACTTGATGGGGTTCGTATTATCACTATTGTTCGTGCAGATGGCCGTGTCGATATGTTTAGTCGTAACGGTAAGGAACTTGCTAACTTCCCTCACATAGCAGAACAGATTAGTTCAGTAATTAAACAAAAAGGTTCTAGCAAGAGCATGGACGTTGTCTTGGATGGAGAGATCATGTCTAGTAGTTTCCAAGACCTGATGAAGCAAGTACATCGCAAGGACAATGTAGAAGCAGGTGATGCTATTCTTAACTTATTTGATGTGCTTCCTTTATCAGATTTTGAAAAGGGTTTTTACAATAAAGATCAAAAGACTCGCAGTAGCATGGTCAAGTTCTGGGTTGAACAAAATCAACACTTGATTCCTAGCGTGACTTATGTTGCTAATGAATTAGTTGATTTAGATACAGAAGAAGGACAAAAGCGTTTTAAAGAAATTAATCAAATGGCTATCGACGGTGGTTACGAGGGCATTATGATCAAAGACCCGGAGGCAGGTTATGAATGTAAGAGAAGTGTTGCATGGCTTAAACTTAAACCGTTTATTGAAGTTACCCTTAGTGTGGTGGCTGTCGAGGAAGGCACCGGACGCAATGAAGGTCGTCTTGGTGCCCTTGTATGTAGTGGTATTGACGACGGAAAGGATATTCGAGTTAATGTCGGGTCGGGTTTTAGCGATAGCCTTCGTGATAGTTATTGGAGGGAACGTGCTGAACTCATCGGTCACAATGTGGAGGTGCGAGCGGATGCCATTACTCAAAACCAAGACGGCACCTACAGTTTGCGATTCCCACGGTTCTTAAAATTTAGAGGATTTGTCCCAGGTGAAAAAATTTAACCTGTTTAAAAACATCGTCTTATGGTCGGTGGCTGTATTTGCAGTTCTTATCTTGTTTCCTTTTCAATTTTTATTTAGAGATTCAGATGACATCCATGCACAACGATTTTGTGCGTACGGCGAAGTCTATGTTGAATTCGAGCATGGAGGCAAGATTTGGGGAACTACATTTTTAGATAATCACGGAAAGCCTGTTAGTTGTAACGATGACGATGTACAGCATACAGCATCAAACAAGGAAATAATATGAGAAGTAATTATTGGTCATGCTCAAAATTTGCCGACTGGCTACGAGGTACAGCTAAACTATCTGCTGGCACTAGCGAGGAATGGGACGAGTGGCGAACTACCGCTCAAATGAAGCACAACTTCCGCTACTGGCTAGCGGAAGAAGCATTAGATGCTATTCAAAATTTTGTAAACTATCCTATGGACAAACTAAATGACGTCAGATACTACATCAACAATCGTTGGGTTAGTAAGAGTCACGCTCTTACTGCCCACCCTCGTGATATCCGCCCTGGCAGTTGGTGTGACGTTGGTAATAGGTTTCTCCCTTGTCTTTTTAACGAACTTGTGGACTTCGTGGAAATCGAACAGGCATGGCATTATTGTATGTGGAATGAAGAGGAACGAGTAAAGTACAATGTTCCTTGGTATCGTAGCGGATGGTTGCGTTGGCGTACTTGGCGTTGCCCAGAAGCCGGCTTGGCCTATTTGACATGGGCAAGCACTCTTACCAATGAAGAGTTTTTGGAAGAAGGTGAAAAGCATCTAGCCGAACCTACCTATCAAGCTAAAGCCGCAAAAGAAATTATTGAGCTGTATACTTGGTGGACTACTGTATATCGCAATCGTCCAGACCCTTATGAAGCAAGTGGCTGGACTGCGGCCTGTGAAGCAAGCCGTATTGCAAATGGTGGCCGATTGAATTTTGGTACTGAGAAAGATCCTGTACTCAAAAAGGCCAGCGACAAGGCTCATAAGCTACTTCAAAAGATTGAAAAGGCTTATGAAGCAGAAGACGAGGCTATGATGATTCGCCTTATTAAAGTTCGCCAAGGGCTATGGACATAGATATCATATTAGACGACAACAGGTACATTGCCGAAGTTTGGGAACCTATGACTCCCAATTGGGAGTTTAGAGAACCATATCCTGAAGAAACATATCTAGAAATTAATCAGTGGTGCATTGACACACTTAAATATCATGCTCGTACAGCATATCATGTATTTGAGTTTAAAAATAAAAAGGATTTAGAATGGTTCCTCTTAAGGTGGTCATAAAAAAATTGTACCGCAAGTACAAACTAAAATATAATAAGCAGGTAAATGCAGTGACCAAGAATACCATTTGTGCAGTACCCTGGATGCATCTTAACTTTGAACCTAATGGTAAAGTAGTACCATGCTGTCTTACCAGTACGCATAATTATTTTGCCGGTGATCTTAACACACAGACTATTGACGAAATTTGGAATAGTGACAATATGAAAAAACTCCGTAAACAAATGATTAACGGAGAAGAACCTGAAATCTGTAGTAAATGCTTTGATCGAGAAAGAGTTACCGGAGAAAGCGGACGTTACTATCATAGTAAAGAATTTCCAAACGTAATAAAAATTATTCCTGAAATTACAAAACCCGATGGTACTTGTACAACCATGGAATTAAAATATTGGGATTTTCGTTTTAGTAATCTGTGTAATTTTAAATGTCGTAGTTGCGGACCACGTTATAGTTCAGCATGGGTGCCTGATGCTAAAAAATTAGGGTATACCGATCAAGAAAAAGTTTGGAACATAGAAACCGTTGACAATAAGACAAATTTTGATTTTCTTGCGAATCAAGTTAAACACGTACAAAAGGTTTATTTTGCAGGAGGCGAGCCATTACTAATGCCTGAGCATTGGCAGACGCTAGATTTACTTGTAGAAAATAAACGATTTGATGTCAAAATAAGTTATAACACAAACGCATCTAGTTGGACTTACGGTAAGAAAAACGCATTAGAATATTGGAAGAAATGGGAACCAGGTAAGATTGAAGTATGGCCTAGTTTAGATGAAATTGGCGAACGTGCAGAATTGATCCGCAGTGGAACGGTGTGGACCAAAGTAGAAGAAAATTTAAAAGAACTAGTTAAATTAGATAATATTACAATTCGCCCCGGTATGACTATCGGAGCATGGAACGTATTTAGATTACCTGAAATTATTAATCATTTAATAGATATTGGTGTTATAACAGAAAAACATCAATATCAAAATTTCTTTATTAATTTATTAGAGCATCCCGAACATTACCATGTTCAAATACTGCCCGATGATTATAAGAAAGAAATTATTTTAAAATTACAAAATTTTATTAAATCACACAACGAAAAATATCAAACAACAATTGATCACTTGTTTACACATATTTTATACGAACTTCAAAAACCCTTTAATGAGCATTCTGCTAAAAAGTTTTTACAGGTATCTAAACAAGTAGATAATGTTAGGGAAGAAGATATATTTAAAGTGATTCCGGAAATGAATATTATTAAAGACAGATTAAAATGAATCTAACTAAAATTTATAGAGATGAAAAATTAGCCCCATCGGTATTTGTTGTTGATTGGATGTTGCACGATCGTTGCACATACGATTGTTCGTACTGTCCGCCATCAAATAAGAAGGGAACTGATGATTGGTTAGATCTAAATCGCATAGATGATTTTTGTAATAGACTAGAAGAACATGTTGCAAAGTCAATGCCGGGTAGTAAAATATGCGCTTTATTTACAGGTGGTGAACCAACAGTTTGGAAAGGATTTGATCAACTAATTGATAATTTAAAATCAAGAGGTTGGCTGATGAATATTTCTTCAAACGGTAGCAGATCACTTCGTTGGTGGGAAGAACATGCATCTTATTTTGAAAGAATATCTCTTAGCTATCATTCAGAAGGTGTAGTAGACGATCAATTTATTGAAAAAATAAAAGTCTGCTCAAAAGATTCGGATCTTGTAGTAAACATGATGATGAATCCCAATGTTGCTATGTTTCAAAAAGCAGTTGCATTTTCAGAAAGAATGGAGAAAGAAATACCCGATTTTTATTTTTCTGTTGAATATGTTAAAATACAATACAATTTTGGATTACAAGAAATTAAAGTTGTTCCTTATTCTATTGAGCAACTCGATGAATTAACAAATTTACAAAATAATAATCCACGACTTAAAAGAATAATTGAACTACACCAAAGTGGAAAAATATCTCAAATTAAAAATAGGGCCGCTCCCGATAATTTTATGATCGAATTTGATAACGGACAAACTGAAAAGTTAATGCCGGGTAATTTAATCAATAAAAATTTGGCTAATTTTAATGAATGGAGTTGCGCTGTAGGATTAGAAAGTATTTTTATAGATGCCAAAGGGGATATCCTTAGAGGAACTTGCCGTGTTGGGGGTAAATTGGGAAATATAAATGATCCGTCAAATATAAAATGGCCAAAAGATAATATAATCTGTAACTTAAATTGGTGCGGATGTATAACAGATATAATGAATTCTAAAGAAAATCTCCGGTTGACAGCTTCTTAATTTGGCGCTATAATATATACATTGTTTAATAAACAGGAGCAGAAATGGCTAAAGCCGCTACTAAAACTCGAGTTACCAAAAAGCAAGTAATTGCTCATCGTACTCGTGCAGTTAAAGATACTAGCCCAGTTTGGGAAGGTTGTGAAACTTGGGATGGCGATACTTTTCATCGTTTTTTCAAACGTGCCATGGATTGGTACCGTTTGGAATCAGACATCAAAACTTACAAACCAGCAGTAGTCAAATGGATGGAATCTATTGGCTGTACCAAATCTGACATCACAGCGTTCAAAAAAGTTAAAGATAGTCGTATCAATTCCACAATGGGTGCAGTAGCCTGCTGTTTGAATCGCGGTATGACAGCTCAACGTGCCGATTTTAATAACGGACGCGATACAGCCGCTTGGCTCCGTGCTGAAATTGTCAAGGTAATCGAAGCAGGTAAAAACGATATCGATGAAGACGAAGCCAAAGCGATCGAAGCGGCTAAGCCCGCTGTCTACACTCCTTCAATTCAAGAGCGTGTCAAAGAAGCCGCTTATAAAATGACTGAAGAATTGGAAGATGCTATCGAAGGTTTTCAAAAGGATCCAGAAAACTTTGATCCAAAGGCATTCAAAGTATTAAACTTGCTCAAGGGCAAAGAAGTCAAAGCCGCACATGCTAGACTGATTAAAACGCTGTATAAGCGTGATTTAGAAGAACTTGAGGAGTTAGCCAGCGGCCAAGCAGATGAACAGCTTAAAGAAGGTTATAGCCACCGTAGCAAGAAGCAAATTCGTAATTTGATTACCTTTTATCAAGAGATTATGAGTGCCTGTGACATGTTAGCGCAAGAAGCCAAAGTTAACCGCAAGCCACGTAAAACCAAAGTTGTACCTAAGGACAAATTGGTTGCCAAGCTCAAGTACATGAAATCGAACGAGCCTCTAAAATTGGTTTCGATTAATCCTGCAGACATTATCGGCTCAAAAGAGTTGTGGGTGTTTAACACTAAAACTCGTAAATTGGGCAAGTATGTAGCCGCTGAGTTTAACGATTTGGGTGTTAAGGGCACTACAATTACCGGCTTTAACGAGCATCAAAGCATTTGTAAGACGCTACGCAAGCCCGAAGAAAAGCTCAAAGAGTTTAAAGCGGCAGGTAAAGTGCAGTTACGCAAGTTCTTAGATGAAATTAATGCTACAGACACTAAAATGAATGGACGCATTAACGAAGAAACGATCTTACTAAAAGTTCAGTAAGACATATCCAAAACATAGATAAATACTCCAAAGAGAGTATTTGTCTATGACCCAAATCCAAGATAGCATTTTACAACTAGTAAACGCTGAACTAGCCAATTCTACAGGTACATTTAACCATACCGGTGACTATACAATAACCGGGTCGTTAACTGCTGATACAATACATGTTAAAAATTTAATTACAGAAATTGGTAATGTTGCCAACATAGGTGACTGGGTAGTAAATGAAGAATCAGATCTTGTTGGAAAAGGGTTTAACTGGACCTGGGGCGAAGGTAGTGTTAATTTACAATATAGATCAGGCAGACACCTTTGGACTGATGCTAGTTTAGATTTGCAAGCTGATCAAAGTTATAAAATAGACAATGTACCAGTATTGTCAGCTAACAGCCTAGGCGATAGCATTGTTAACAGTAAACTAAAAACAATTGGCACACTTAACTCGTTAAAAGTAAGCGGAGATGCTACACTAGGTGATTTCGTTTTTGTTAACAGCGTAGTTAATCGTTTAGGTATTGGTACTGAAGATCCTAGTAACTCTATTACTATTCTAGATAACAATGTTGAAATTGGTCTAGGCAGTCCCGATTATAATACTGCTAGCATTGGTACTGTTAGTAATCACGACTTTACTATCAACTCAGATAATCAGGCACGTATTACAGTTAAAAACGATGGCGAAATACATGTAGGAAACCCAGTTTCTAAGAATGGATTGTTGCGTGTATTTGGTTCAATCTATGTGGATAACTTAATAGCCGACACTCGTGTCGATCGTTCTAGTCCGTTAGAGTTCTCGGCTACTAGAGATCAAAGTATTTACGGTCTAGGTATTGTGTGGAGTGGCAATGGCGCCCAACGTGAATTGTTAATGTACAGTGATCCAGATCGTATTCGCAGTTCTGAAAATTTTGATCTAGCAGAAGGGCATGGTTATTTTATCAACGGAGTACCTGTACTGACTACTAACAATTTAGGTAACAGCGTTGCACATAGTAATTTAACTACTGTTGGTATACTACAACAACTTGAAGTACAAGGCACTACTACACTACACGGCGAATTAACTGTAACTGAACAGCCAGTTAATTTTAAAACTGTAATACTTACCGATGGTACTCAAAATATCATTATCGACAATAAAGGAATAGGTAGTTTTAATTCTGTTACAGTGAGCTCGGCAGGATTTGAAGCTGTGTATGCAGATGCTAGAGAAATCAACATTGGTGATAGAACACATACTAGTCGTCCAGTAAAAGTATTTGGCCCATTAAGTATTGGGATAGCCAATCCGGATCCAAGTCTAAAATTTGCAGTAGGCGGTGATGTAAGTATTGGTGATAAACGATTTACTAATGATATAGCACCTCCAACAAGTGGTAGTTGGAACCGAGGCGACATCTGTTGGAATACCGAACCTCTACCTAACAGTTATGTCGGTTGGACCTGTGTTCAAAGTGGTAATCCTGGCACATGGTTAGGTTTTGGCTTAATTGCAGGCCAATAAACTTGCTTATTATAAATAATCATATATAATACATATATGCGGTCTAGGCGTCATCCCGCAATATAAACTCTGCCGCCATTGCTACTTTTAGGAGATAACAATGGCAAAATTTTACTCAACAAAAACTTACGGTAACGACCGCGGATTATCATGCTGTTTTAGACAGTGGAGAGCTACACACTCACATTGTTCAACACTACATGGGTACTCGATTGGCATCAAACTTGTTTTCGAATGTGATACATTAGATGACAAAAACTGGTGTATGGACTTTGGCGGCCTCAAAGAATTTAAAGCATGGGCAGACTATATGTTTGATCATACTTTGATTATTGCACACGACGATCCCCATTATGTTGATTTTGTAAAACTAAATCAAATCAAAGGTGGATTTAACGATAGTGGTTTATGCGACCTGCGTGTAGTAGAAGGTGTAGGCTGTGAAATGTTTGCCAAAATGTGCTATGACAAAATGGCAGAACTTTTGTCTAGTGGAGATATGCGTTATCCAATTAATCCAACAGTAAGAGTTAAATCAGTTGAAGTATTTGAACACGGTGCTAACTCAGCTACTTACGAAGGTTAATCAAACCCTTTGACTTATAATGGACATAGTGTTATAATACATTATGTCCATTTTTATTGATTATACATTATGAAACGTATCGGCTTTGCCTGTAAATGGATCGACCATCCAGAACAAACTGAGGGTATCAAAGCTAACGATGATGCCAAACAGTACAACACTGGCGGCACTACTGTAACTTGGTTAAATAAACAAACAAAAGAAGTAGCAGAACAAAAGCTATGGGACCTTATGATTCAGAACATCGAATCCACCCGTAAGCTAGTCGAACGAGTAGGAGAACTAGATGAACACCTTCGTATGGTACGCATTAGCAGTGACATCCTGCCTGTCTATACTCATAGGGATTGGAGCTATTTTTGGCGCCTTGGGGACGTGGTTAGGTATTGTGAACAGAAGTTTTTGGACGTTGGCGCCATTGCTCGCAACCGTAATGTACGTTTGTCTATGCATCCTGGTCAGTTTGTTGTGCTGGCTAGCGATAATGAAGGTATTGTCGGTAGGAGTATAGAAGAATTTGAATACCATACTGATATGGCCCGTTGGATGGGCTATGGACAAAAGTTTCAAGATTTTAAGATTAATGTACACATATCTGGTAAACAAGGCCCAGATGGTATCCGTCGGGCTTATCAGCGGCTGTCACCCGAAGCTCGCAACTGTATTACTATCGAAAACGAAGAAAACTCATGGGGGTTAGATGACTGTCTTACTATTAGCGATATCGTTCCTATTGTGCTCGATATTCACCATCATTGGATTCGCGAAGGGGAGTATATCCTTGCGACAGACGATCGCGTTAAGCGTGTTGTGGATAGCTGGCGTGGTGTGCGCCCTACTTGTCATTACTCAGTCAGTCGTGAAGATTATCTTGTGGAGCATGACCGGACTACCGCACCTGTTTATGCACAACTCCTTTTAGACGGCTACAAAAAACAAAAGCTCAGAGCACACTCAGACTTTTATTGGAATCAAGCCTGTAACGAGTGGGCATTGAGCTTTTTGAATACACATGACATCATGTGCGAGAGCAAGGGCAAAAACCTAGCTAGTTTTGCCCTGTATGAACAAGCGAAATCTCTTACTCTGCTTTAGGCTCTTTTGGCTTGCGTGGAGCACGTGGCTTCTTTTCGCCAGCGGCTTTTTTGGCTGCTGGCTTTTTCTTAGCTGGTGCTACTGACTCGACCATAGCTTGTGAAGCTTGGTCCGCCACTGGACTTACTGCCGGTGCTTCAACTTTGTAAGGTACTTCAGCTTTTTCTTCTGTAGGTTTTATGAACCCGAAAAGTTTAGATATAAATCCCATAGTATTTCTCCTAGTTAAATATTTATGGTAAATATCATTATGTATAACTTTATTCGATATGTTAGTTTAAACGAAGGTAAAAGTCCCAAAACTCTAGTACAAACTAAGTTACCTTATGCCAAGGATGATTTAGAGCCTAGTATGAGTGAGGACACTATTAACTACCACTATGGTAAACTATACAAAGGGTATGTTACGCGATTTAATGACGGCGAAGGCGATGCAGATTTCAATGAAGCAGGCGCTTTCCTACACGACATTTACTTTACTCAATTCCAAAAGCCCTCAAGATCAAACGAACCAGACGGATCAGCTGGTGAATTTATAACAAAACACTTTAAAACTTTTGACAAATTTACAGATGCCTTTGAAAAAGAAGCCATGAAGATACAAGGTAGCGGGTGGGTTTATCTAGCACGTGATGGCAAGATCAAGACCATTAAGAATCACGAAATTAAAATGGATATTGTTTTGCTAGTTGATTGGTGGGAACACTCATTTCAATTCGATTACGGAAGTGACAAAAAATCATATCTCAATAACCAGTGGAAAATTATGAACTGGAATATTATCTCAAGTAGGATTGGTTTTGCTAGATAGGTTAAAATCTATCTAGCAAATAAATATTATTATGAGAATCTGGGAAATAATTAAAGAAGCCAAAAAACCAATAAATGATCCAAAATTTGTCGGGTTTATGAACAATACACTAGGTGACCGTGTCGATGCTCCGGCTCCTCTGCCTGACCCAGATATGTTTGCAATGGGCGGGAGTGTAGCAGAACTAGATAATCCGCATTTCAATTTCCGCCAGGCTATAAATTTTGGCATTAACCTTTTTAGGAAGATGACTCCAGAACAGAAATTAAAATTAGCCAAAAAAGGAGAAGATGCTGTAGAAGAATACATCTACAACATGGCTGTTAAGCACAATATGTTAATAGATTATGACGCAGATGATGATGCTAATCAACACAAATTTGCAGAAGAAGATATTGCAGAATGCCAGGGATACTTACCTGAAATATTCCATGATCCTGCTATCGACAGTTGGGTGATGGTATTAACAGACGGCAAGCCTATTCCTGAACCACGCAAGCGTAAACCAAAAGATTTAGGTCCTTTTACTGTTAAAATTAATCAAATAGCTGATACTCACGATGAGGCGGGTAGAGTCGTAGGTAGCGGATTGAGTAATCGAACTTGGAAACCAGTAAAACAATTCCAGACTAGACCTGAAGCAGAAGCCTACGCAAAACATCTAATTGCCAAATACCCAACGCATTATATTGGTGTTACTAATGGAGCCGATACTCATAACTTAAATGTTACTTATATACATAGCCCACCTGATACACGAAACTAAAGTTGGTCTAACGTCTTAAGACTACTAGCAGGCATACTCCAAACTTTACGACTTTCTACGCCTTTAGCCTGGGCAAATTTCTTAGCATCACAATTACTGCATACGTGATATACATTATTGTTTAATCTTTTTGGATCCATTGATCCTTTATCTCGAGTAAACACTTCTGTACAACAGTCACATCTAAATACCAATACTTGTTTTTCACGCACATAGGTGTGTGTTTTGCCACGGTTACTGCTACGCACATAGTGGTTTTGTCTGACTTCTGTTCTGATATACATAACTGTATTTACATTAAGGTTATAAAACGCTTTGATAAATATTACAAAGAGGCAATTATGATCACTATTTCCGAGTCTGCAAAAACAAAAATCAAGGACATTTTACTTGAAGAAAACAATCCTAAAGTAGCATTACGTACCTTTGTACAAGGTGGAGGATGCAGTGGATTCAGTTATGGCTTTACACTCGACGAAGAAATCAACGAAG